AATAGAACAACACGGTAAAATATTTATTGATACTGTAATGAATGAAGAACATAAACAGCGTTATTCAAAAAACGATTTTAGATACCATATTAAAAAATATGACAATGTAATTGAAATAGATTTAAAAAGTTGGAAACCAAAAGGAAAGAAAAATTAATGAGTACATTATTAATAGACGGAGATATAGTAGCATATCAAATAGCTTTTCGAACCGAAGAAGCTGTAAGGTGGGACAACGCAGTTTGGACTTTACATTCAGATGAAAAAGATTGTATTAGATTTATTGAAGAATGGTTCACTACATTAATAGCAGATACACAATGTGAAAATGTAATAGTTGCTTTTTCTGATAAACAAAACTTTAGAAAAGAAATATTAAAAGATTATAAAGCTAATAGGCAAGGTCAAAGAAAACCTTTAACACTTAAATTTTGTAGAGATTATATATCAAATAAATTTAAAACGTATGTTAAACCAACATTAGAAGCTGATGATGTATTAGGTATATTAGGTACGTCTAAACTTATTAAAGGTACTAAAATTATTGTATCTACTGATAAAGATTTAGATCAAATAACTGGTCTTCATTATAATCCAGTTAAAAAAGAATTTTATAAAATATCTAAAAAAGAAGCTGATTATAATTTTTATTATCAAGTTTTAAAAGGAGATAGTACAGATAATTATAAAGGAGCTCCTACGTATGGAGATGTAAAAGCTAGTAGAGTTTTATCTACGTCTAAAAACCATTGGAACACAGTAGTCAAATGTTTTGAAGAACAAGGTTTAACAAAAAAAGATGCGTTAATACAAGCACGTGTCGCTAGGATATTAAGAAACACAGATTATAACTTTAAAAAGGAGCAACCAAAATTATGGCAAAAATAGAATCAAGTGAGATAATACAAACTGCATTAGATTTAGTAACGGGTAATAGACAACAACAAAACGGAGATAAACAAAAAAATCATCAAAACATAGCTAACATGTGGACAGCTTATCTTACAAATGAATTTGGTAAAGAGATATTTATTAGAGCTGACATGGTTGCTAATATGATGGTTTTATTAAAAGTAGCTAGAACTCAAGCAGGTAAATTTAATTTAGACGATCACGTAGACGCATGTGGTTATGCTGCAATAGCAGGTGAGATAAGATCGGAAGACCCTGATGCCTAATGATAATGAAGTTAAAAGGTGGAAAGTAAAGACTTATAAGAATGTAGATGTCTTATTTGAAGATACTTTTTATGCACGTACACCTGCTATGAATAGGACTTTTCCACCTACAGAAAAAGCTACTTACACTATAATTTCAGAAAATGAAGTTAGGTCTACGATAGAACAAATACCCCTAGAACCCTTACCAGAACCAAAGGAAAAAACTAATGAAGAAACTGCTAAAGAAAGTCCTACAATGGATAGCGACAAGTCCCCCAAAGTATAAGTTTGTTTTTGTACTATGGGAAGATGCAAATTCTGACAGCTCGTGGAACGAATTGTCGACTATTGAAGCCATGTTACCTACTATATGTATGAGTACAGGTTTTATAATTAAACAATCAGAAGACGCTATGATATTAGCGTCAGACTTTACAACTGACTATAAAAACGGAGATTATGTCATCTCTGAAGCAGGTAATACTATGGTCATTCCTTCCAAAAATGTACTTAAAGTCGTACAAATCCCCCTAACCCTTAAAATCTAATAATTTGGTTGCCCTCTTGGATAACTTATGAATTTATCAAAAGAATTACTCGATTATTTAGACAAGCAATTTCCAAATCAAAGCCCAAACATTAACGATAAAGAACGTGAAGTTTGGTTTAAATCTGGTCAAGCTAGTGTTGTTAAACATTTAAAACAACTACTAGATGAGCAGAATAAAAACATTTTAAACAACAACATAATCAAGAGGTAAGAAAACTATATGTGTGGAAGTATATTTAGAGCTCCGAAGCCACCACCACCACCACCAACTCCTGCTCCACCTGCAACGATCGTAAATGCTCAAGCAGCGTCAGTAAGAGAAAGTAAACCTTCTGTGCCACAATCTGCAAGTTATAATAGTGCAGTAGCAACTAGAAGACGTGGTAAAAGAGCATTAAGAATTCCTTTAAATCAAACAGCTCTAGCAAATGCACAATCTGGGGTTAAAGTTTAATGGAATATATGTCAGTAAGAAAAGAGTATGCTCAACTTGAGGAACTCCGAGAACCTTTTTTAGATCGTGCTCGTGATTCTGCTGAATTTACTATACCTTCTTTAATTCCAAGAGAAGCACACGCTAGAACAGCAAAACTGTACACTCCGTATCAAGGTATTGGTGCTAGAGGTACTAATAATTTAGCAAGTAAACTCTTACTTGCCTTACTTCCCCCTAACACACCATTTTTTAGATTAGCTATTGACGAGTTCACTATGGCAGAAATAGCAGGTCAAGGTGGTATGAAAGGTGAATTTGAAAAAGCATTAGGTTCTCTTGAAAGAGTAGTAATGAATGAAATGGAAGTTAATAATTTTAGAACAACTATTTTTGAAGCTCTAAAACATTTAATCGTAGCAGGAAACTGTCTTCTTTATATTACACCTGAAATGAGCATGAAAGTTTATCATATCAATAGATATGTTATAAAAAGAGATGCTACTGGTAAAGTTTTAAAAATAATAACAAAAGATACTGTTAGTCCTAATTCAGCACCCCCTTCAGTTATAGAAAAATTAAAAGGAGAGCTTACATCTTCTTATGAAAACACAATCGATATCTATACGTGCGTTAAGCGTTCGGAAGATAATAAAAAGTGGCTTGTACACCAAGAATGTGGCGATGAAATATTGCCAGAAAGTTATGGGACTTACCCTTTAGACAAGTCACCTTTTATTCCCTTACGATATACTTCAATCGATAATGAGGATTGGGGTAGAGGATTTATTGAAGAATATATTGGAGATTTACGTAGTCTTGAATCTTTATATAGAGCAGTAGTAGAAGGTTCTGCAGCTTCAAGTAAAGTTTTATTTTTAGTAAAACCAAACGGAAGTACACGACTTAAAACTTTATCTGAAAGTCCTAACGGTGCAATCAGAGAAGGTAATGCAGAAGATGTTACTACACTTCAAGTTAACAAAGGTGCTGACTTTAATATAGCTTTTCAAACAATGCGAATGATACAAGATAGATTACAATTTGCATTTATGCTTAATACATCTGTTCAACGTCAAGCTGAAAGAGTTACGGCAAAAGAAATAGAATACGTTAGCCAAGAATTAGATGATAGTTTAGGTGGTCTTTACTCGTTGTTATCTCAAGAATTACAATTACCATTAATTAATAGATTAATGTATCAAATGGAAAGAAAGAAAAAACTTCCTACATTACCTAAAGGTCAAGTTAGACCTAAAATTGTAACTGGTTTAGAAGCATTAGGTAGATCAACTGATTTACAAAGATTAAATACATTTGTACAACAAATTGCACCATTTGGAGAAAGTGGTTTACAATCTTTAAACATAGGTGAGTATATTAAAAGAATTGGTACATCATTAGGTGTAGATATGGACGGTTTAATTAAAGACCAACAACAATTAATGATGGAAGAACAACAAAGACAAGAGGAAATGTTACAAGCCCAAGTAGCTCCTCAAATGGCTAAAGAAGGTATGGGTATGGCGAGAGATGCAGCAAAGGGAGAACAACAAGAACAAATAGAACAAGCAAAGGATAACTAATGGAACAAGCGAATAAACTACAAATCCCTGAAGAAACGTCAAAAGATAGCCAAGAACATATTGATGCTATGGTTAAAAAAGCAGACGAAGGTGCTAATACAACAGATATAGATACAGGTGAGGTAACTGCTCCTGCAAAAGAAGAAGCTCCTAAAGTTGAAGAAAAAATACTTGGTAAATTTAATTCTCAAGAAGAATTAATTAAATCTTATCAAGAATTAGAAAAGAAAATAGGACAACCAAAAGAAGAAGATCAACCTTTAACTGCAGAACCAAAAGCTGACGGATTAAAAGGAATTGATTTTTCTTCAGTTCAAAATGAATTTGAAGAAAATGGTGAATTAAGCGAAGCTACTATAAAATCGTTAGAAGATAGTGGTTTACCTAAATCTTATGTCGACAACTACATTGAAGGTATAAAAGCTGTAGCTACAAAATTTGAAGCTGAAGCTCACGAAAGTGTAGGTGGTAAAGAAGAATACGGCAAGATGATTGATTGGGTACAAAGCAATTTATCAGAAACAGAAATACAAATGTTTAATGAAGGTATAGATAGAGATAATCAAACAGCTATTTATACTATTAAAGGTATGGCAGCTAGATATAGAGCTGAAACTACCGAACCAAGTTTAACAGTAGGCGAAACAGGAACAGCAACGTCTGGATTAAAATATGAAAGTATGGCACAAGTCAAGACTGACATGTCTAATCCTAAATATGCTAATGACCCTGCATTTAGAAAGCAAGTAGAAGAAAAACTTGCTCGTTCTACTATTATATAAGTTTTAGGTTAAGTAATTACACCTAAAAAAGTAAAAGAAAGACATTACCCTTTGAGGAGGACAATACTGATACTGCTTTTAACTAAAAGTAAAGTTAATTACATTTTAATAACGGAAAGGAATACAATAACATGTCAAATGCTACTGTATCAAATTTAGGACAAGCTGCAGCAAGTGGTTCAACTACTGCTCTTTTCTTAAAAGTATTTTCAGGCGAAGTTCTTACTGCGTTTGAAGATGCACAATCTACTGCCGATAAGCACGTTGTTAGAAGTATCAGTTCAGGTCAGTCGGCTCAATTTCCAGTTATGGGTAAAGCAACAGCTTCATACCATACTGCAGGAAATGAGATAACTGGTGGATCGATAACTCACAACGAAAGAGTAATCTCAATTCAAGGATTGCTTATTGCTCCTACGTTTATCGCAAAAATAGACGAAGCTAAAAACCATTATGACGTTAGATCACAATACTCAAAAGAGTGTGGAAATGTTCTAGCTCAAACTATGGATAAGCACGTTTATCAACAAATCATCAACGCATCAAGAGGAGGAGCTGCTGCACCACAAGCTGCAGGGCAACAACTAACTGATGCTGACTTCGTAACTAACGGAGCATCTGCTGCAGCAACTATTTTTAGTGCTGCTCAAAAGATGGACGAAGCTAACATACCAGAAAACGACAGATATTGTGCCGTTTCACCTGCTGCTTATTACGCATTAGTACAAACTACTAACGTAATCAACAGAGATTGGGGTGGAAAAGGTGCTTACGCTGAAGGTGAAGTATTAAAAGTTGCAGGTATTCACATTGTGAAAACTAACAACTTACCTTCAACGAACATTACATCTGGAGTTCTTGACGGTTCTGACGGTAATTTGGGTGGAAACTACTCTAATACTGTTGGTGCTGTTTGGCACAAATCTTGTGTTGGAACAGTTAAGCTAATGGATTTAGCTGTTGAGATGGAATATGACGTTAGAAGACAAGGTACTTTACTTGTAGCTAAATATGCTATGGGTCACGGTATTCTTAGACCTGACGCTGCGTTCGAAATCAAAACTTCGTAATTTATTTACGTTTGTTTTACTGGCTTTAGGGGTCGAGAAATTGACCCCTGAAGTCGACAACTTATACAAGAAACACACATACAACAACCACAATTACAACAGAATTTAATACATCATATATGACAACATCACCTACAAGTAAATTAGAAGCCGTTAATGTAATGATGACGGCAATAGGCGAAACACCTGTTAACACTATTACATCTGCTACAACAACTGATGTGTCAATAGCAATTACAATATTAGATAATGTAAGTCGAGAAGTACAAAGTGTCGGTTGGCATTTTAATTCAGATACAGATTATCAATTAACTCCTAACTCGTCTAGTCAAGTCGAGCTTCCCTCAAACTGTTTAAGAATAGATACGTCTGGTACTAGCCAACATAATGACTACGTTGAAAGATCAAGAAAATTATGGGATAGAAAAAAACATACACATACAATAACTGATGCTATAGTTTATGTAGATATAGTTTGGTTTTTAGATTTTATAGCAATACCAGAGGCAGCAAGAAGATACATTACAATAAGAGCTGCAAGAATTTTTCAAGATAGAATGTTAGCGTCTGATTTATTACACAAGTTTCATCAAGTAGATGAATTACAAGCATTGTCTGTTTTAAAAGAAGCAGAAGGAGATACTAGAGATCATAGTATCTTTAATAATTATGACGTTGCAAGAACATTAGATAGAAATAACTTTCAACCAGAAGATTAACAATGGCTAGATTAGTTAGTGCTTCAATTCAAAATTTATTAAACGGTATATCTCAACAACCAGATACAGTTAGATTACCAAACCAAGCAAACATTCAAGAAAATGGTTTGTCAGATGTAGTATTTGGATTAGGTAAAAGACCACCAACTGAACATATTGCTAAATTAAGTACAGCAACAGATGTAGCAGTTAAAACCCATTTAATTAATGCAAGTGATATAGAAGAATATCAAATTTTAATTACTAACGGTGGTATAAAAGCATATACATTAGCAGGTGTCGAGAAAACTGTAGTAGCACCTTCAGGTTTAACTTATTTAGCAACATCAACACCACAAACAGATATTAACTGTATTACAGTTGCAGATTATACTTTTATAATTAACAAAACTAAAACAGTAACTAAATCAGGAAGTGCATCAGCTTCTCGACCTGATGAAGCAATATTCTTTGTTAAAAATGGACAATACAAAACAACTTATAAAATTACTATTGATGGAGTAGAAAAAGCAAGTTTTGAAACTTTAGATAATTCAAATTCAGGAAATGCTAGTTCAATTACAACAGATAATATTGCTACAGAATTAACAAGTGATTTAAATAGTAATTTATCAGGTTTTACAGTTGTAAGAGATGGTTCTATTATTTATGTAAAGAAAAATTCAGGTACGTTTACAGCAGGGGTTTCAGATGGTTTAGGTGGAGATGGTTTAATTTTATTAAAAGATAAAACTCAAAACTTTTCTGATTTACCTTATGTTGGATATATAGGATTTCAAATAGAAATTACTGGAGATAGTGGTACACAATTTGATAACTACTTTGTTAAATGGGACGGTAGTGCTTGGGTTGAAACAGTTAAAGATGGTTTAGATAATAATATATTAGCAACAACTATGCCGTTTGTATTAATTAGAACAGCAGACGGAAATTTTAGATTTACACCTTGTGATGGGGGAACTTATACTATTAGTGGTGTAAGTTATGATGACCCTCTTTGGAAACCAAGAGAATGTGGAGATTCAGAAACAAACCCAGACCCATCTTTTATTGGTACAAAAATTAATGATATTTTCTTTTATAGAAATAGATTAGGTTTTTGTTCTGATGAAAATGTAATTTTTTCTAAAGCAGGTGAATTTTTTAATTTTTATTATACTACTGTAACTACAACTCAAGATGATGATGTTGTTGATATTTCTATGTCACACAACAAAGTTAGTATCTTAAAATATGCAGTACCTTTTAATGAAGAATTAATATTGTTTTCAGATCAATCACAATTTATTTTAAAACCAGAAGAAACACTTACAGCTAAAACTGTATCTATTAATCAAGCAACTGAATATGAAATTTCTGATAAAGCTAAACCCATAGGGTTAGGTCAAAACATTTACTTTGCAAGTAATAGAGGTTCATTTAGTGGTGTGTCTGAATATTACATTTCAAGCGATAGCGAAATTAAAGATGCTACTGATACAACAATTAATTTACCTAGATATATAAAAGCAAATATATATTCACTTAAAGGTTCTTCAGGTGAGAAAACTTTGTTTGCCTTATCTGATGGAGATAGAAGTAAAATATTTGTTTATAAATATTATTTTGATGTAAACCAAAAAGCTCTACAACGATCTTGGTCTACTTATTCGTTTGCTAGTACAGATGTTATTTTAGGAATAGACATTATTCAAAACATGGCTTACTTAATTATTAAAAGAGCTGACGGTACTTATGTTGAACGAATGAATTTAAAAGCTAATGAAGTAGATACTGATTTAAGTTTTCCAGTTTTATTAGATAGAAAAGCAACGGTAACAGGTAGCTATAGTAGTGGTACAAATTTAACTACTTGGACAATACCTTACCCTGAAACTAATCCTATGGAAGTAGTTTATAATGGTGCTTGGGGTACAAATAAAAAAGGAAGAAATTTAGTTATTACACAAGCTAGTTCTACTACAATTACATCTTTAGGAGATCACTCGGCACACCCTGTCTTTGTAGGTAGAAAATATAATTTTAAATATCAATTCTCTAAATTTTATCCTAGAGAAACTAAAGCTGCAGGAGGTGGTGCAACCATATCTGCAGGACGTTTACAATTAAAAAGAATTGCATTAATTTATGGTGATAGTGGTTATTTCGAAGTTACTGTTACACCTAAAGCTAGAACAGCAGGTGTGTATAAATTTACAGGACAAATATTAGGTTCTAGTAGTTTTACATTGGGTTCGCCTTATCCAGATAGTGGAGATTTTAAAGTGCCTATTCAATGTAGAAATCAAGATGTAACTGTTGATATAGATAATAACAGTTATCTTCCTTGTAATTTCTTATCGGCAGAATGGACAGGTATATTCTCAATATTGTCGACTAGAAATATATCTTAATGATTGAGGAAAGAAACAGTATTGAAGAAGATTGTAAATTATTAATTGATGATCTTCGACCTGATGATTTTAATGAAGTAGTTACAATGACAAAGGAACACCCTTTAAAACCCGTTGTAAGAGGTTTTAAAACAGCAAAGTTATGTCGTTCTATAATTAAAGACGGAAACTTTATTGCTATGTATGGTGTATGTCCTACGGAATCTCATACAGTTGGGTCACCTTTTTTATTAGGAACAAACAGATTTTTAGAAATAGCTTTACCATTTGCACGTCAATGTAAAGATAGAGTTCAAGAGATGCAGGATTTATATCCTATACTTTGGAATTTTATAGACAGCAGAAATGCTGTTCATTTACGTTGGATTAAATGGTGTGGTTTTAAAATAATTAACAAGAAAAAAATAGAAGGAATAGATTTTTATGAATTTATCAAGATATAAGTATGTGTAATCCATACGCTTACGCAGCGTTTCAATTTGGAAGTTCGTACATGCAGTACAACCAAGCTAAAGCAAAAGCTAAAATGACTAACGATGCAGCTTATGCTACAGCAGAACGTACTAGAAATGAAGCCATTTACACAGATATATCTTTACAAAAAAAGAAGTCAGTTGAATATGATAAAACTGCTGCAGAGAAATTTAAATTAGCTTTAGAAGAAAAGAAGAAAAAAGGTACAGCTAAAGTAATGTTGTTTGAAAGAGGTACACAAGGAAATGTATTTGATACTGTTATAAATGATATTAGTAGAAACAAAGGTGTAGCTTTTAATATTGTTGATACTAATTATGAAAATGCAATTATTAGTATTGAAGACAGTCGATTAGCTTATAACAGACAGTTTACTAATCAAATTTTAAGTTTACCTATGGCAAGTAAACCTAACTTTGCTTTATATGCTTTAGATGCTGCAGCTAATTCATCAGCGATGTTTATGAATACTTCAGCTCCATCAACGCCAGATGCAGGTAAGTCAATTAACTTTAACCCAGATGGTTCAACTTAATGGCTAAAATAGATACAAGTATTACAACAGGTTCAATCACAAGCATTAACAAAACACCGTCTGTTAGTGTAGGTAGTGGTGGTAAAGTTATAGACAGTAACGCACAAATTTTAGCTAAAACATTATCTAGTGTTAATTCAGCATTAGGTGACTACGTAGTAAAAAAAGAAAAAGAAAAATCTACTGAACAAACTCTTGAAGGTGCTAATGCTATTAATGGTGTTACCCTTGAAGAAGCCAAAGAATTACACAAAGCAGGTTTTCCTGATATTAAAAATGAATGGGCAAGATATGGAGCATATAAACAATATGCGTCTAACGCTTCAGATAACTTTGTCTTTGAATTTCAAAAAGAATATTTAGAAAACCAATACAGTAAAGAGTGGAATTGGCAAACGGCATTATCAGAAAAAATGTCAGGGTTTAGTCAAGATAAAACTAACGATGTCTATTTTGATACTGCTGTAAATTCAGCTAATGAAACACTTAAAAAATGGGTTAACGGTCAAGAGTTAGAAAAAGAAAGTAAACTACTAACTGAAAGAGTTAATAAAGATACGTCATTTGCAATTACTACTATACCAGAAAAAATAGCAACTAAAATGGAAGTACAATTCCATGAAGAATACGCTATGCCTTATGATTACGATACTGGAGAATATACAGCAGAAAAAGAAAAGTACATGTTGGAAAACTTTAGTAGAATGTGGGACGAAGAATTACAAGATATTAAAAATAATTTAAATCCTGCTATAACTTTATCTGATTTAGATGGTCTTATTATTGAAGCAGGGGAAAGCCACGTAGCTACTGATGGTAGGTTTGCAGCTTTCTATGCAAAAATGTTAACTGAAAGAAGACCTGACGGTACTCCGTCTATTGCAGAAAATCCTAAATGGAATGAAGCTGCAGCTTCTTTGTTAACTAAAATTAAAGGGTTAGAAGGTTTAAATAATTTTGAAGTTGATTTTAATTCAGGTAATACTCAAAACTACGATAACGCTGATTATAATAAAAATGCAAGTGAGCTTTTAAAACAAAAGATTAAAATTATAAAAGCAACTAATAAAAACATTAGTGAAGCACAAGCGTTTGAAGAAGCTGTAACACTCATGTTACCTGCTATTAAAAACAATCCACCTATACCTTATCTTAAAGATATTTTATCACGACCTATAAGTAGAGATACTACTGAACAAAGTAGATTAGCTTTTAGTTTAGCTTTACAACTACATCAAAATGGAATGTTAGGTAATTACTTTAATAAAGATAATAAGATGTCTGTATTTTGGAGTATTGCAGTTAAGAAAGCTCAAGCAGGTGGAAACCCTGATGACATCTTAAAAGAAATAGGTCAATATGCAGGAAACTTTAAATCTTACACAACTTTAGTATCTGAAAATAAAGAAGAATTTAAAAATGATTTTTCTAATTTAGATATGCTTAAACCTAAAAACAAACAAATTATCTACACTATGGGTGAGTATTTTAAAAATATTTCAGGTGAAGAATGGAAAGAAAGTTTAATTAACTGGGTTGACATTAACTACGAAGAATACAACGGAGTTCTTTACAGTAAAAATGAATTACAAGAATTAGGAATTAATGCAGAAGATTATGAATCATCTAAAATTCTAATTGCTAAAATGTTATCTGAAAAATTAGATGTAACAAGTGATGTAATCGATACAGATTGGGATAGAGCTGATTTAATGTACATCGCTGATTATGATGAACCTCAACAGTCTACAAAAAAAGAACCTTTAGACTTAATGATTGAAGATTATGAATTAATTATTAATACAATGGACGGTGAGATTTCTTTAGGTGTTAAGGCAGCAGATTTTGAATATCAATTACCTGCAACTATGACAACTAAAGATGGTCAAGTATATTGGTTAACTGTTCCTAAAAGAGAATTTAAAGCAAAACTTATTGAATTGAAAAAACAACAAACTGAAAAATCTGCAAAAGATGCGTTTGAAAAAGCAGAGAAGAAAAAGAAAGCAAGAGCATTAAGTGAAAAACTATATAACGAAACAAAGGATATGATACCATAATGGATAAAATAGATTGGGATTTAATTAGTGAGTTTGAAGGTAAAGGTATTAATACTGGATATGTACCTAGTGAAAACTCTGGAGTAACTATTGCTACTGGAGTTGACCTTAAAGAAAAAAACGAAGATTATTTTAAAAAAATAAACGTAAGTGAAAGTATTATAGACAAAGTTAAACCTTTCTTTACATTAAAAGGTGCAGAAGCATCTGAAGTTGCAAGTAATTTACAATTAGATGATAATGAAGTTTTAGAATTAGATACTGCTGTTAAAGCTAACTACGCAACTGATATAAAAGATAAATACGAAGAAGCTACTGGTAAGTCTTTTACTGATTTAAATTCAGAACAACAAACCGTTATTGTGTCTGTAGGTTTTCAATATGGTAGTTTTGAAAGAACTCCATCTTTTTGGAAAGCCGTAGTTAATGACGATTGGGACGCAGTAGAAACTGAATTAAGAAATTTTGGAGATAACTATACTACAAGAAGATTAAAAGAAGCTGACCTACTGGCAGCCATGAAAAAAAAACTAAACATACTTAAACCTAAAACAGAAACAAAATACTTATCTCCTCAAAATGCTTGGAATCAAAAAGAGCAAGGTGGAGAGTTATATTTAGATAGAGTTTACAAAACTTATCAGAATTGGAATGATGCTAGAAAAGAAGCAACATTTGGTGAAGGTGCTGTAGCAGCTATTTCAAACAATCAAGTTATTCCTGCATTAGTTAGAATATTAACTGGGTCTACATTTAAAGTAGATGACAAGTGGTCTTTATCTAACAACCAAGATTTTGCTAAAGAGATGTGGAAAGCTGAAGGCATTAGACCAGAATTTTTTGACGAGTTTACAGGTGTAGTTTCTGAACAACACTTTATGCACACATTAGAAAGAGTAAAGAAACACCAACAAAATAAAGATACATTAGAAACTTTAGGTTGGGGTGGTGTTGGTCTTGAGATAGGAGCTTTTATATTAGACCCAGTATCTTGGACAGGATATGGAGCTGCAGCTAAATTATTAAAACCTGCAATGATGGCTACTTCTTTATCTCGTAGACAAAAGTTTGTTAAAGCAGGATTGACTTACGGAGTAACTGAAGCAACTGTATTTAGCCCTGTGGCAATCGATAGTCCAACTTATGGTACAAGTGACGTGATTATCGCTGCAGCATTAGGTGGTACTCTTGGAGGAGGAATTAGCACAATTTTCGCTAAAAACCTCAACAGTATAGCCAAAGCTGAAATGTTAATGGACGTTCAAGAAAATGCTCAAAAATTAACTACAAAAGGCGAAAAAGAATTTAAGAAAATTAAAAAAGAATTAAACCTAAAACCTTTACATGAAACAGAAGATATTATTGAAGATACTTCTATTATTCAAGATATAGGAGTAACCTTTGGAAGATTAAGAGATTTACCATTTTTAGGATTATTTCCTTTTAATAGATCAGGTGCTTTAGGAACAAGTAAAAGCGAGTTAGTTAGATTATTTAACTTTTTAGGACATGAAGAACCCGTAGGGTACACTTTTAAATCAGGTGCTAAAAAAGGACAAGTAGCAGCTCAAGAAGATACTGTAGAGTTAATTAAAAATGCAGTTATTCAAGGTGGACATAATATTGTCTACAAAGAAGTTTTACCTGCTCTTAAAGCATACTTAAAAGAACAAGGTCACGGAACAATAGGTGGCTTTATGCAATTATCTAAAAAGAAACAATTTATGAAAGATGTTGCAAGGGTTGTTAGAAGTGGAGAATCTTCAGGAAACAAACATATAGATCAAGCAGCTCAAGGATATAGAGATGGCTTTAGATATATGGTAGATCAAATTAAACGATCTGGTATTGATGGTTCAGAAACTCTTACTTACTTTGACAAATATTTACCAAGAAAAGTATCTCCAGAAAGATTTGGAGAACTAGAAAACACAATAGGTTTTGATGGTATAGTACAATTATTAAGAGGAGCTATACAAAGTAAAACTGGTCAAGTTGTTACTGATGCAGCATCAGGAAGACAACCTACAAGTAAAATTAAAAAAGATAAAGCATATAGATTAGCTAGATGGTTAGCTAAATCAATTCAGTTAACTAATAGAAGTGGTGGGTTTGATTTAGAACAATTAGTTAAAATTAAAGACCCTGCAAAATTAAAAGAATATTTAGATGAAGTTTTTGAACATTTACCTCAAGAAGTTAGGGACGATTTATTAAGTGGTTTAAAAGCTGACGATATAAAATTATTAACATCTGGTCGTCTTGAATCAAGAATTAGATTAGATGAAACATATGAAACTACTATTAATGGTCAACGAGTAAGACTAGACGATTTATATGAAAATGATGTCGATTTATTATGGCATAGTTATATGAATGAAATGTCTGGTTGGGTTGCTCTTGGCGAAAGAATGGGTATTAAAAATAGAACTGAATTAGTTAAATACAAAAATAAATTAAATAATTCTATTGATGAATCTTATAAAGATTCTGAAGCAGCTTCAAGATACCTTACTAAAAATAAATACATTGCTTCAGAAGAAAAGAAAACAATAGATAGTTTCTTTAAAAATGTTTTAGGTCGTAGTGCAGAAGATGACCCTACAGGTATTTTATCGACAAGTTTACGACAGTTAAGAAAATACAATTTTATGAGAGTGTTAAACCAAGTTGGTATAGCACAGCTTCCTGAATTTGCTATTTCAACAGCTCAACAAGGTTTAGGTACTTTAATTCAAGAGATGCCACACTTTAAAAGACTTTTAGTTAAAGCTCAAAAAGGCGAATTAGATGATACGTTCTTTGAAGATTTAGCTGTAATGGGTTCTTCTAACGGTACAGAGTATTTAGCTAGAGGAGTTACTAATTATGAAATTGAAGATATGGGTGGTACTGCAATAGGTAAAGCCCATGACGCAGCTAGAAAACAAAAAATATTTCAATTATCAAATGCAGGTGAACAAGCTACTGGTTATATATCAGGTTTGTTTTTAATCGATAGTATGCAAAGAAGATTAACAATGAGATTATTTGTTAATAGAATGGCTAAAGATTTAATTGACGTAGCTCAAGGTGGTCAGAAATTAGATAAACTAGGAAGTAGATTAAATAGATATAGAGTTCTTGGTTTTACTGATGAAGAATTATTAGCTATTGGAAAAGAATTTACAAGTAAAAATGTTACAACTGAAGTTACATCTTTAGGAAGACGAGTAAAACATTTTAACTTTGCAAACTGGACAGATCAAAATTTAGCTCACACGTTTGCTAGACGAGTAAACAGATATACACAAAGAGCTGTACAATATAATTATCTTGGAGATACAAATAGATTCTTTACTGATACGGCTATGGGTAAATCTATGGGTCAATTCAGATCATTTATTATGACGGCTTGGTCTAAACAGTTTTTACACAATATAGCTATGGCAGATATGCAAACATTTACTACGTTTATGTATACTACATTTATAGCTTCAATGGCTTATTTAGGTCAAACACAACTTAATACAGTTGGCATGAGTAAATCTGAAAAGAAAAAATATTTAAATAGTAAACTTGGAGATTACAAACAAGGTGATTATTCTAAAATTGCTATGGCTTCTTTTCAAAGATCAGGTTGGTCTTCTTTAATACCTTCTTATGCAGATATATTTTTAGGTTCTATGTCGCCTGACAATAGATTTAATTTTAGAACATCAGGACTAGAAGTAAATCTTTACACAGGAAACCCTACTTATGACTTATTGGTAAATGGCTTTGGAAAAACATTTGGTTCAATGCTTAAATCAACAAGATCAGATTACAGGTTTTCTAAAACAGATATGAATAGAATGATGAGGTTATTACCTTTTCAAAACATGTACGGAATTAATAACATAATTAACTTTTTAAAGGAGAGAAGTGGGTTACCCGACAAGGGAAGCTCAAGTGGATTATAATAAAAAAATATGGCTTTTGCAATAAACACATACACAGGGAACGGTTCGTTAACCTCGTTTTCTGTAAGTTTTCCTTACATCGAACAAGCACACGTGATAGTGACTGTTGGTGGAGTAACTAAAACAATAAGTTCAGATTACAATTTTACTAACTCATCAACTATTGCTTTCAGTTCTGCACCTGCAAATGGTGCTATTATTAAGTTTACTAGGTCGACAAATAGAACTGCAAGACTTGTTGACTACCAAGATGGTTCTACAATTACAGAAGCTATACTTGACCAAGATGGAAACCAAAGTTTCTTCATGGCACAAGAAGCAATAGATATTACAGAAAATACTATTGGATTAAATGCTAATGATGAATGGGACGCTACAACTAAAAAGATTATAAATGTAGTCGACCCTACAGTAGCTCAAGGTGCTGCCACTAAAAATTATGTAGATATTAAACTTGCTGCAGATATTAATACAGTAAATACTTATAAGACTGCTGCAGAAACAGCAAAGACGGCTGCAGAAACAGCAGAAACAAATGCTGAAACTGCAGAAGCAAATGCAGTCACAGCAAAAAATGCTGCAGTAGTTGCTCAAACTGCTGCTGAAACTGCTTTAGATACTTTTGACGATAGATTTTTAGGAGCTAAATCTTCTAACCCTTCAGTTGATAATGACGGAAACGCATTAATTGATGGTGCATTATATTTTGATACTACAAATGACTTAATGAAAGTCTATAATTTAGCTAACACTACTTGGTATCAATTAGCTTTAACAGGAACTAATCAAACAAATGTAAATACAGTTGCAGGTCAAATAAGTCCTACAAATAATATTTCATCTGTAGCAGGTAAAGCTACTGAAATAGGTTTATTAGGTACTTCTTCAAATGTTACTGCAATGGGATTACTTGGTACAAGTGCTGTAGTTACAGACATGGATTTATTAGGTACTTCATCTAATGTTACTGCTATGACTACACTTGGTACATCAACAAATGTAACAAACATGGCAACACTTGCAGGTGTTTCTAATTTAAATAATTTAGCTAATGCACACGCAGCAGTTTCAAATGTTAATACAAATTTAGCAGCAGTACAAAATTTTGCAGACGTTTATAGAATTTCATCTTCTGCTCCAACATCAAGTTTAAACGCTGGAGATTTATATTTTGATACGACAGCTAATGAATTAAAAGTTTACAAATCAAGTGGGTGGGCTGCAGCAGGTAGTACAGTTAACGGAACAAGCAACAGATTTGAATTTACTGCAACAGCAAATCAAACGACATTTACTGGTTCAGATTCAAATTCAAAAACTTTAGCGTATGACGCAGGGTTTATAGATGTATATTTAAACGGAGTTAAACTT